CTTAATTCGTCATGCTCAGCTGATTGCGAATCGCCTACTAACTTAAAAGTATCGGAATTTTCGTTAAGAAAAGCCGGTAAATAGCGTAGGATATTCGTCTTTTCCTGGCGCATGAAGTCTTTACCAATTAAGTTATCTAACTTAGCCATTTAACGCCACCGTACCAATCTTAGGGAGTTTACCGTTTAATTGTACTGATCCGCTAGTACCGTTAATTTGGATACTATTGTAATCTGTATAACCGGAGTTAAATAACTGTTTAGCTATATCGGCCTGGCTGACTTTCGTTAACTTAAAGCCGTGTTTACGGAAGTAATCCGTTAATAATTTTTTAAAGGATTCTTCTGTACCGCTGCCGGTTAAACCGCTTACGCTAATATTAATAGTAAGGATATCCGGAGTACTAACAATTACTTTAGCGCCGGCCGGACGTTTTAATTCGATATAGGCTTTAACTTTATTAATTAAATCTGTACTAGCTTTATCGCCGTTAGAGTCTACAATAGCTACGCCTACAGTACCAGGGCCTTCGACTAATTCTGTTACACGGCAGCCACCTACGCCGCTTACTGCCGTCGCCCATTGATTATAATGATACAAGTTACCGGAAGTAGCCGGCAATCTAATAAAATCGCTATAACGTTGATATAAGGCTTCGTCAGTTTCTTCTTCGAAGCCGTCGATAGTCGGATTAGTATTCGTAACAGAATTAACGCCGCCTATACTCATCGGTATTAACGTAATCGTATTCGCTTCTAAGTTATATTCCGTACCTGGATTTTCAGCTTCAATCGGAATCGTAACAGTACCGTTATCGCTGATAAAGGATTCTTCAGTCGTATAGAATTTGTATCCGCTGTCAGATTGAAATAATGATTTAGCCGGAATCCAGGCGTTAACACTACCTTTAACGGTTACTTCGCCATGCGCTTTTACGGCTACTTTCCTATCGATACCCATATCGCTACATTTAGCTGTTAAGTATTCGCCCCAGGAAGTAGAAGCGAAGGCTGCGTCTTTTACTAAATCGATTTCGAAATAAGCGTTTTTAAATTCTTCCGAAGTGGCGTTAATAATATCGCGTTTAAATGATCCTTCTATAATCGTTTCAGGATTACCTTTAATTGTATTTACAAGTCGTTGCTGTATAGTATTAACGTCTTGTAATCCTATTAATTTCTTAGCCATTATTTAAATCACCACCTTTAACGCAAACGGAGAATATATAGAGGTTAGATAAATAGTGATTTCGACTATATCGTCTTCTTGTCTAGTAATATCTAGTTTATCGATACTAACGATATATGGATTAACTTGTAAGCCTTCGATGATATCTTTTTTAATCATTTCGGCCGTACCAGGAATATTAGCCTGGCCGATATACTTCTCTAATTCGATTCCGTAGCTGTCATGATAAGCAACGTATCGGAATCTTTCAGTTTTTAAAGCCTTGTAAATCCATACTTTAAGCGCTTCGTTTTCTTGTACGATAATATGCTGACCGTCAGCGTTTTTTCTAAAAACATCATGCGTAAAGTCCCAGGCATATTCTTTTAATAAAGGAAGCGTATCCGAAGTCGTTAATGTAGTATTATCACTATTAAGAAAAGGGTTAGCCATATGCTGTACCTTTCAAATTATAAATGTACTATTTTATCGGAAATAAAATATTGTTGTGAAAATCCTTCCGTTTGTTGGAAAGGAATTATCGATACATAATCACCAGGCTTTAACGTGTCTGTGTAGATTATGTTATCGGTGTAAGGATTATTTATTTCATGCGTATGTGAAGCGAATTCTGCGTATCCACCGCCACCGCTACGTGGTTGTGTTTCGGATTTAATGACGCCTTTAGCAGTCCTTTCGTATCCGATTAATAGATATTCGCTAATCCATACGTCTTCTTTTTCTAAAATGAAATCTTTGTATTGTACTTTGATATTTGGCGGCGGCGCTAATACTTTGCCAATCGCCGGAAGTGGCGGCTGATTATTAGCCGCGACGCCGTTAACAATATCTAAGTATTGTGTAATTGGATCTTTTTCCATAGTTATATATCTTTAATGTAAAGACTTATTATTTAACAATTTGAGTAAAATCCAGGGTAAGATTCATCGTATGCTGTCCATTTTGGAATGTATGTGAATCTGTCTTGATGAAAAACTTACCCTTCAGATTTTCCTCTTGAATCTCTATCGATTTACCGGCTACGCAATAAATATTACCGATAGCGCTTAAACTTGCTTCAGTATCGACGCTATGTAGTAACTGAGTAGCAGCCGTTTTCGTATCGACTTTTTCGTCAGGCTTGTATATTTCGGTTATCTTGCCGAATTTATTTAACGCCCATTCACCTTTAACGGTATTATCGGCAGTCGTATCGCCGTTATTATCGGCGATGTATACAAGGGATACTAGATTTTCAATCGATTCACCGTGAGACGAAGATATAATATTAGTCTTATCTGTTAACGAGAAATTCGCTACTTGTTGTGTACTATTATCGCCTATAACAATATTATTATTTTCATCTAAGGCTATAATGGAATACTTTTTATTATCTTTAGCTGTTTGTAAAGATAAAGCCTTAGTAAAAATTTCCGTAGCCGTCATACCGTCAGCGATAAAATCGCCTTTAGCGTCAAGGGTTACGCCTTTATCGAGTACGACGTTAAATCCCCATTCGTTAGCCACTTGTTTAATATCGTCTAAAACAGTACTATCCTTGAATTTCTTATTTAACTTAGATTTAGCTAATAAGATTAAATCATCGTAGGCTGTGAATCTCTTTTCATAAGACGACGTATCGCGGTTATGTACCCAGATTTTACCGTTAAATAATGTTAATTCTTTAGAGTCTAAACTATTTAACGATTCAATATACTTAACGACGACTTTATCGCCTAATTCTATATTCGGATTAACGAAAGTAGAATCTTTAGTTACGTTATTAAATGCAATACTAAATTCTAGCTTTCGCGCTGCTTCGTTATTGTCGCCACTCCAGGTAAAAGAAGTTATATAATTCGTGATATCCTTATCATTTACTAAAAATTTAAAGTTAGTCATGATAGATTATCCTTTCGTTTTCGCTTCGCTTAAAATAACTTCCTTACCTTTCATATTGGCCGTAAGAGTGTTATCTTGATTTTTCCGTAAATTAATCGTATCGCCGATATTAAATGCTAGTTTCTTATCACTTGCTGATTTAACTAAACATTTAGCGTATTTTAAATACTTTTGCTGATTAACATCTAAGCCTTTATTATTCGTCTTAGATATTGCACGATTAAGGAAAGTTAACGGCGTATCGCCCCTTCTATAGGATAAGTTAGCCGTTACCTTTTTTAAAGCTGTAGTAGGCCTTTCCTTTAATCCTGTATTCTGATCCGTCTTCTTAGATTCGGCGTTTAAGTGTTTATATTCAGTAAAGGTAAAGCTAACGTTAATATCGCCGACGCCGCTACCTTCTTCAATATTAAAAGTATCGATAGTTACGTCGAAGTCTACTATCGTATCGGTTATCGTTAAATGACAATATGTATCCGAAGTACGAATACTGTTAATTCTATTAATATAATCGATAGTATCAACGGCCTTAGCGTAAGGATAATCGATGTTAGGTAAAAAAGTACTAAACGCTATTTTACGAAGGCCGCTTTTACCGATCATATTTAAATCGCCTAGCGACTGAATATTAACGATATTATTATTGTTATTAACGTTAACCGTATACGATTCAGGAATTACCGGTAACGTTACACTACCATTTTTACCGGTAATGATAACTGTACCGGATTCTGTATTATTAGTAAATGAGTTAATGTTAAATAATGAAGCTAAGCCTTTATTAACGATATTTTCGACTACGGAAGAAGTAAAAATACTCATATTAAACTGCCCCTTCCATTCTGTTAATAGAAGCTATTTTAAGTTTTTCGACAAAACGATTAACGATTTCGTCGATATCGGAATCTTGGCGGACTGTAACAGAATCAGCTAACTTACTAATATTAATATTAGTCGTAGAATTATGATTCTTAGTATAAGCTGCGCCTTCCAAACGTCCCATATCACGCGCTTCTCGTACAGATTTATCATGCGGCATTACACGAGTACCGGAAGGCAAGTCGATGATTTCGCCGCCCTGATCGTGTATCTTAGCTAAACCGCCTTTCCAGTCTTCAGTACCAGTAAATAGTAACGGAATATTCATACTAAAAGTAGATCCGCCGAATCCTGGTACCCAGTCAGGGACTGTAAAGGATAAACCGTTAATTAATCCGATAATCGTATTAATCGTACTACGAATGAATTCACATGCACCGGCTACACCTGATTTAATTCCTTCCCAAACATTAGAAAAGAAGCTACCTAATGCTGACATACCATTACTTAAACCGGCTACGAATACATCGTTAAACCAGGATACACCGGCATTAAAGGCTGCCTTAATAGCTTCCCAACCTTTAATTAAATATGCTTTAACTGTATCCCAGTTATAGTAAAGTAGCATTAATACAACGATAATAGCCGTAATTGCTGCCCCTATAGGGTTGCTTATAAATGCAGCCGCTACCGCGCGAATACCGATAATTAAAACTTTAAATAAACCGCTTGCCGCTACTCGGATAATGCTAAATACAGCTTTTAATGTACTCATATTCTTAGCAATAGCCGATACAACAGATAAAGTAACACTAGCAGCTTTAAAGAATGCGAATAATCCGACTACGACTTTACCGATAGCGATTACCCAGTCTAAAGTACCGTCGTCAGCACGAGATACTTTTTTAGCGAATTCGGTTAAATAATCGGCTATTTGTTTAACTTGTGGCGCTAACTTTTCACCGATTTTATAGAGGATAGCCATACCGCTATTCTTAGCTAACTGAAGATTTACGCCGAGTGATTGATTCATTTCGTCGTAAGCCTTATTCATAGTCCCTTGACTATCGGTTATTTGTTGTTGTTGTTTCCTAAATGCTTCAGCATTACCGGCTAACTTAGTAAATGCGCGGCCGCCTACATCGCCGAATGCTTGTAACGCGATGTATTGTTTTTCTGCGCCAGTCATATTCTTAGTTTTTTTATCGAAATCTTCAGCGATATCGACTAAACTACGCATTTTACCCTCGGCGTCAAATACTGCGACGCCTATTCCGGTAAGTTTTTCTACATTCGCCGGATTCGCCATTCTTTCGAATATATTAGATAAACCAGTACCGGCTTCGCTACCTTTTACGCCGGCGTTAGCTAATACTGCTAAGGCTGCCGATGTATCGTATACTGTCTGATTCATACCGGAAGCAGCAGCACTACATTTAGATAATGCTTCGCCTAAATCGGCTACATCG